AAAATTCCTGATCGAAATACATTATAGACAGAATTATAATTAGAAGTGGCATTGTTTGCTGATATTCTATTATTAGTTTCTCTAGTACTAAATTGTGCTTTTGATGGTGGTATACCTAAACGTATATCTAAATCACCTATCTTTTTACCGACACTAATTAATGACATTAAATAAATCTCCTACTATCTGAATAAACTTGTGCTTCACTTGCCTTTTTAAATCTTTGTACAGGTAAGTATATTGCAACTGCAGCTTCATCTGCATTTATTCTTAAAAATCCTGTTTGTACATATGAATACAAATACTTTTTAATTGTTGGTTTTACAATTTTTATATTTTTTACATCATCATAAGTTACATCAAATTTTGTTTTACTATCAAATCGTTGATCTGTAGCAGTTGCCTGCATACGTTCTAATAGTCTAAATCTTAACAACGGTGGTAAGTAGTGAAAGTTCATACCCATAAAACCACCCTTTATAGGTTCTAATGGCAACACTAAAGGAAATATATCGTAATACGGTAAAGTCTTTCTAAATTTAGGATTGTACCCAAATAAATTCAATCGTCCTACACTAGGTCGACCATTAAGTTTACCTTGTCTAAACAGTTGACCTGCTGTAGCACCACTAGCAATCTTATTTACTTGTGATCTATACCATGTAGCCGATCTATCACTATCGCCTGCTTTTACTTTGATTGTATCAAATACGCTTGCCATACTACTATTTATGTTAGAAATAAATAGATTTATGAAGAAGATTAAGAAGTTAACTAATCCAGATAAACGGCCTTATTCAGGTAAGTTCAAACCCCTCAACCCACAAAAATATAAAGGTAATGTTAATAACATAATCTATCGTTCAAGTTGGGAAAAGAGATTCATGGGTTACTGTGATAAAAATAAAGATGTGTTAGAATGGGGTAGTGAAGAAATAATCATATACTATCGTTCTATTGATAATCGTCCTCATAGATACTATCCTGATTTCTATATGAAAGTTAGACAATCAGACGGCACATTTAAAAAGTTTGTTGTAGAGATTAAACCTAAAGCACAAACACGTAAACCTAAAAAACCTTTACGAGAAAGTCGTACTTATAAAAACGCATTGTTAACCTATGAAAAAAATAGAAGAAAGTGGTCTACGGCATTTGCATGGTGTAATAAACGAGATATGAAATTCGTTATACTTACCGACCCCCACTTAAAGACTTTTTAATAGTTTTGTGCCTGTTTTCTTACATTAACCTGACCATCTTCTAATGTAAAATTTGTAATATCATTTGTGCCAGATTTTCTCAAGGATTTATTATGACCTTTTTGAAATTTACTTTTATCTAAAAGTTCATCTTTAGAAATTGGTCTATCAAACATATCACTTATACCACCTGTTTTATTAGTTTGGTCATAAACTGCAAGATAGTCAATAAATTCTCTATCTGTACAAACTGATATTATTTTTTTATCATAAAGTTCTTTTAACATTTTTGGTAATCTTTTTAAAATATTATTTTTTCTTTTAATTAAAAAGTCACCTTTATTTTTAGAACCATAATAATGGTAACAATCATAGTTTTTCTTATTATTACCAAGTTCATCAGTTATAAGTTTACCTTCACTATCAGTTAGGTAAATATCTTTAGAATATTCATCTACCTCACTTGTTGCCAGTTTTTTAATAAATTCAACTGGGTTTTCAACTCTAATAAAAGTTTTATCATTATAGGTAGTAAATGTTTCTTTCAACATTTTCTGACCCTCAACTGAATTTTTATTAAGTATCAACATTGTCGTTATAACTAAATTTGTTAAGTTTGCAAATTTAGGTAATTTAACATTTGTTTCTTGTATATCAGATACCTGTTTTAATATTAATTTTAACATTTTATATTCTGACTTATCAAGTTCTACCTTCTTTGCATACAAGGAAGGTTTATCAAACCAACTTAACATTTCTGTTGAACTTGGAAAGTTTAACTTACTGGATGAATTATTAAGGTTTCTTAATAAATGTATAGTTTCTAATATAAATGAAACATAACCTGCCCTATTGTACTCATACTTTTCACTTGTACCTGTTACAACATTTTTAAATAGATTTTTCCAGTTCAATATTTCAATAATATCTTTTTTAATATCAAACTTTAATCCTGCAAACCATTTTGTCCACATCATTTCAGAATCAGCCCATTGTAAACCTTGGTTGATACCTACAACTAATGTAGCATAATCTTGCAACGTGCCTTTTGTGTATTTTAAAACAGTTATTTCTTGTGAGAGAAAAGCAGTTCTTTCATTTTCTGTTAAATCTTCAAATAAAAAATCACTTTTTGTATATTCTTCTCCTGTTTCTTCGTTAACAAAAGTGATATCCATTGTCCACTTAAATTCACTATTAAAGAAAGGTAAATGTGCTAAATAACCTCTACTTTGTCCATCAATAATAAAATATTCAGAGTCTTCATAATAGTTTATAATGTCAATACACTCTTGTAAAAAATTCTTTTCATCATCATCTAAGCACAATGTATGTGCTTCTTCAAATGAGTCTAAAAGTGATTTTTTAGATACTATATGAAAAGTTTGTGCTTTTGAAGCACCAGTGAATACAAAGTTTGACTCAAAATAATCTTTTATAACTTTATTATTCCATCTATGTTTCATCAATGCCCTTTGTATTAATTCTGGACATGATACAATTGTTTTGTCTGAAAGATTGGTATATAACCATTGATATGTAGCATTTGGTACTTGTTCTACTTCAAGTATTTTTTTTATAGTTATCATTACGATACTCCTTATAGTTTAAAGGTCTTATGACCATTGATACTTTAAGTATATCAGAAAATACGGCTTTTGTCAAGCATAAAAATGGTATGTAAAATGAGAACAAAACGTGAACATTTAGTAGGGTAGCCCGAAGGCTACCCAATTGAGAAAGTGAGAGAGATAGATTATGAATCGTCCTCAGCAAGTTTACTAAAATACGATAGGTCATCGCTATCGTTGGACGATTCAACTTTCTCTACTGAATTGTTAGAAGACGTTGGTACGTCATTACTGACAGGTGGGAGGTCAATATCTTCTACAGACTCAGTACTTCTTTGTCCAGTAAGTGTCTTATTCAGTTTCTCTTTGAGTTCATCATAAGATTTAAAATTACTTGGATCAACGAAGGGTTTTAGAGCATGTTGAGATTTCCATATTTTGTCAATCTCCTCATCAGTAGGTTTTACTCTACTTGGTTGCTCAAATTCAGATTTATCATAATTCCAATAACCATCAACTTTTCTGATTTTTAGTTTAAAGTTTGCACCTTCCCAAAAATCAAATGGGTTAACAGCCTTTTCATCTTCAAACGCTGGGTTCATCGCTTCTGTAATTTTATCAAAAATCTTTTTACCAAATTTGAATAAAAATACTTTGCCTTCGTTTTCAGGATGTTTTGGGTCTGATACTACTAGAATATTTGAATAGTAAGATAACTTTCTTTTTCTTTTTCTAGCAATTTCTTTATCGGCTTCTATGCCTGTATTCCACAATCTAGTGTTTTCTTCACTAACAGGATCTTTTTTGTTTAAAGTTGTTAATGAGTTTTCAATATACCATTGACCACCTGGTCCTTGAAACGCATGATTCCAGACTCTTTGCCATGGCATATCTTCACCTTCAATTGCTGGTAAAAATCTTAGCACGGCATAACCATTACCTGATTTATCAAGTTCGGGTTTCCATAACCTATCGTCTTGGTATTTGTTTTTCTTTTCTGGTTGTTCGATTGTGTTTTCTAACTGTTTAGTTAGTGTATCAAAGTTTGACTTTGACTTCTTTAGGGCTTCTAATGCACTTGACATTGTATGTATCTCCTTGTATATATTGTTGTACGTATTTGTATTAATGTAAGTATAGTATTATTTATATCTCTTTTTCTTATCATTAATAACTTTTTTTACCTTTTCCATAAAGGTAGAAAAACTGTTTAAAATTTTATATAATATTTCATCAAACATAATCTTATTATAACAGATTTAACTCAATCTGTCAAGCAGCTGTGCCTGACTAATATATTCTAAATTGATGTCCTCTTGTGCTGTAAATACGTCTATTTTACGATTTGTAGGACTATCGTTTAATTCTTTGTTTACTTTGTAAAACTTAATTTTAGGGTTTAACTCCATTAGTCTTTTCCATTGTAACTCCCAATTACCTGATGGAGTTGGTTCAAATTCTGAAGCAACATAGTTGTCTGTGCTTTTGTACACATTGTTAACTGTATTTGTATCAGATACTAGATCATGGCCTATCATATAAATCTCATCTGGTTTTTCTAATTTAGAAGCAATGTAACCTGTTGTAGGTCCACATGCCCAACCATCATCAACACCATCTGGTTCACATTCTCTTATGTCATAAGATTTGTCAGGTTGTTTTATCCATGAAACATAAACATGAGCATTATGTACTTTCTTTTTTATACGTTCTCTATCACCACCTTGTTCTTTGGCCTTTTTAAGAATTGTAACAATACCGTCTATTGTAGAACCATGTGTAACAAATTCTTGTGACTCACCTTGTTCATTTGATTTAATTAAATCAAAATCTTTTATATCTTCAAGGTCTTGTATTGACGCCATACCTTCTACAATACTTTGATATAACATTGTAGGTACTTTTGTCCATGCTCTAAAATAACATGGTATCTTTTGTGCAACACCTGAATGATATACTTCATGTATCATACCACCATCAACTGCTGTTAGTACATCTATTAAGTCAGCATGATCTCTATATATGGCATTACAACCATATAATTTACCATGTGACTTTAAGAGATTTAAATCTAAATCTTTTCTACTTTCACCATTACCTATTAAAAATACACGTTTCATCTTGTTATTAAATTATCAGGTTTATCTATAGGCATACCAGTTCTATCAAACCATTTGTTTTTTACATTGTAAACATAGCCCAAAGAACCGTCTGATAGTTTGATTGATTTCTTATCAATCTTACCATCGTAGGTAGAACCATCTTTTAAAACTAATTCTAATGTGCCGTGTAGGTTTTGATAGATTCTATCAATTGTTTTATCACCATATTTGTTTGACTCTGGTATCATACAAACACCTCCTTCATAATAAATTTACATTTTGTTATATTGAAATTAACAAATGGTTTTAACTTGGTAATCTTAAATGACTTTTCAGGCCAGATAATAGTTTCAGCAATTTCTTTATCCCAATTTTTACAAAACGATAAAATTTTATCCAGTATGATGAATGTTTGTACTCCGATTTGTTCAGAAAGAAGTAACCGTAGCAATCTTGGATGTTGGCCATTAGATACACGAAACACATCATCAAAAGAAATCCTATCACCATCAATGATATTACGGACCAATAAGCAATCATTTCTAAAATTATACGTAAATGCTTGATTAAACTTCTTCCACTTTGTATAATTTGTTTCTCCATCTGCTCTAACTAAATTCCCTATCCAAGTTTTTGAATTGTGAAAGAAATTACATACAAAATAATCTAACATTTCTTCCTTACTATATTTAGTTGTGAGTTTATGAAAAAAAAATCTATCATTACGTTTTAAAAATGTATTAAATGTTGAGTTAACTTTAGCATTGTGTTTATAAAAATCATAACTATCGGAAGTAAAGTGTAGTTTAATTGCCAAGTATAATGTATAAGCTTCATAACTGTTCATATATAAATTTTGCTAATGCTTCTTGTCCTTTTGCGTTAGGGTGTGTATCTAATTCTGATATTCTATGTTCGTCAAATAACACTTTGTTTGACATATTATAGCCATTCAATCGTTGAGCTGTGGGCCAACCTATAAAGTTATGATTTATCATATTGTAGTATGGACTTTTCATTATATGATTGGTACATTTTATTTCACGTTCACTTAACCATGTTTTTTCATCATTTGTTAAATGTTGTCTTTTATTCATTATAGGTATTTGTTTATCAGGATCATCAGGATAGTCCTCTATTCTTCTCCTCATAAGTTCTTGCCAATAATAAGCATGAAATAAAGGTAACATACTAAATTGTTTATAAGGTATTTTTAAATATTCACATATATTTTGAAAAGTATAAAAATATCTTATCGATCTATCAATTAAATCTGTTATATATTCTTTAAAAAATAAAGCTGGTCTTTCATTTTCACCATATATATGAGTTCTCCATATTCTATTACTTACATAATCACGTCTGTTAGCAGTTGACCAAGCTGCTATACATAATCCTATATCTGAAGATTCAATTGTCTGAAGTTTATCAATTATTGTACTATAAATGTATTCTTGTCCTGCACCGCTCGAGGCTAAATTGACACAATCCATATCTAATTTTTTAGCAAGTATTTCAGGCCACTTGGGCCAATCGCAATCTAATTTAGGATTTTGTAAAGATATATAGTCTTTTTCTGTATAACTATCGCCACTAACTAATAATATCTTTTTCTTCATATAGGTAAAACTGCGGTACTTGATTTTTCAACCATGTTCAGTTTTTGTGCCTCTTCTTTTATTTTTTCTTTAAGTGATTTGTTTATAAGTGGACCTACAGATGATAAGTCAATATCATTATCTTCACAGTATTTGATAACTGCATCCATATAAGGTATTCTTTGTTTCTTAACCATATCTTCTATGATTAAACCAAACTTTTTACTATTCATTAAATTCATACATTTATTATATCATTTGTGAATGATTTTGTCAAGCCTGTTTCTGTTACTCGGTACAGGCAAACCGTTTAGCAGTATTAAGCTGCCATCGCTAAATTGTTAGCATTTATAAGATGACTTTACGTTGTCAACGATTAAACTCCAGTAAGTTTTAACTGTGAATCGATCCTAGTTCCACCCCTTAAATTTCATTGTTTAAATGGTGGAGTGGGTGGCATTGCAGCCACGTCTTCTCCAGGCATTCTCTTACCTTCAACGTTTAATTCATTTGTGGCACTACTAAATCAAATGTATGAAATAAAATACATCTTTCAAGTCCACTTGGTATATCTAATACAGCAATTGATTGTGTATTATCTTCATTTACCATATAAGTTATCATATAAACTGGTTCACCATCTTCTACCATACCTGTTCTACCTAGTGTTAAGTGATATGGTTTAAATTTATAGTGATCGACATAAGTTTGTATAGCATTTACTGTACCACATAAAGCAGGTACCTGTTGCATATAAACTTCATTACTAAATTCTTCATGCTCGGCATAAACTACAGTTGCAAATAATATACTTAAAACTATTAAAATCTTTTTCATATTTCCCTTTAGCTGTTATGGTCGCAAGTAGGATATACTAAATCACCTTTTTAATTAATTCGACTATTGACTCTTTATTAACTATTTATATTATTTCTGTCAAAAAAGTCTTTAGTGTGTTTATAAAATAACTCTTGGTGTTGTTTTATCTTGTCTTCACCGTGTATCCATTCTTGTACAAAACCATCTTCACATGCAGCTAAAATTACTGTTTGTTCTATTTTTTTGTCAGGATAAATTTCTTCAAACATTTTTGCATATGCTGAACATTGTAAAAAATTAGCATAATTATAATCTTCGTCACGTCTTTTTGTTGAGGTTTTAAAATCAACTACAGATAGTTTACCTTTATATTCAGCAATACAATCAACTTGACCTGCAACACTTATCTCTTTTGAATACAAATATTCTTCTATACAATGTATGTTATCGAGCCTAGCAAGATAAGGTTTCATAATTCTAAACAAACCTAAAGGTGTAACAGCAGTTATACCTGCCGACTTGTCATCTTCATTTTTTAAATGATTTTCTATTAATGTATGGGTTGCTTTACCTCTATTGATAGCAGATGTAGAAATATAGTTAGCCATTTTTTCACCAACTGCATTTCTCCATGCCTGTATACCTACTTGTTTTTCAGGTATCTGTCCTAGTATTGAGGTAACGGAAGGCA